ACAAGGTATTCTTCAAAGGGAGTCATCTTATTTGCCTCCATATTCTTTCTTGAATAGTTCTTTGATACGTTTCTCAGGTTGCACACTATTCACTGCATTTTCTAGGAAATGTGCAGGATTTTTTATACGACTGGTGCCGAAGTTCACGTATACCCAGTAGTTGGCACTGTTTTTGACTCTGCCTGTTAGTACTGTTCCACTTCCTGTTACTTCGTGGCTGTGGCTTCTTCGGAGGTTTCCTGTTTTTTTGGGTGCTTTTTTCTTACTGGCTTCGTCAATTTCTTTCATGGTAGTTGTTAGTGCTTTTTGCATTGCTGTTGCCATTCTTGCTTTGTCCAGTTTTTGTTTGAGTCCGGCACCGAATTTCATGTTTGCTTTCATCATGGTTTGTCCCTCCGTTCGAGTATTAGGTGTGCTTTTTTGTACTTGTGGAATTTTGGGTATTCTTGTACTCCCCCGATGATAGCATATTTGTTACCTTGGTCATCCACGAGTTGATCACTAGGGTTGAGTGTTGTGGTGATGTCTGTGTATATCCTGTACAAGTCTGCTAGTTCACACCCATACTGTTTTGCTACTTCGTTGTTGGATTCGTTCTGAAAGTCTACGAGTATGTCATCAGTGTATACTGGTTCTTGTATGGTTTCTCCGTATACTCCGCTACTGTTTTGTGTAAGTGTGTATCTTTTTAGTGTTTTGTCTGGAAAGAATGGTTTCATAAGAATCTCACCCTTGCCCCATATTTGCTTCTGAGATTACTTACAAGAGAATCAATCATGGCATTAGAACTGCCCGTATCATAAGAAACACTGACATCACCCTCAGATATGCTTGCCATGTTATTTCCTTCCACATCATTAGCTAGATGTGCACAAATTGGAAGCAAATAGTCCTTGTAATCAATTTCGGTTAATCCTACAATGTAATCAACTTCCAGTACACCGTGTAGTGTTTTGTCAAAGTATATGATTCCACTGGACCGTACTTTTAAGGGTGTTACTGGTTCGTGGTTGATTCTGATTTTAGTAACTTGTTTGAGGGGGTAACTTTCTGTCATGTATTGTGTGCCATCATATTTTTTCACAAAATCGTTGTGTTGGCTGTCGGTTGTGTATGGAGCATTAATCAATCCTTTTGCTTGAAGTATTAATGCATCAAGCATACTGTCCGTATATTTGCTTGTATCAATACCGTTTAATTCCATAATGCTTCTTAAATCATCATATATGCTCATGAGCCCACCTACTATTTCAATAATATATTCGTTAATTATTTTTTCGAGGAAAAAATGTGGAAAAAAAAGAGTAGAAGAATAAAAAAAAATGAATTAAATAATCGTCACTAAGGGCTTTTTCCATTATATTTTTTTATTCTGCTGTTATGTCAGTGATAGCTCCGTTTTTGAATGGTGCAACGTTCATAGCGGTTACAAATGAAGCTACTGCTTGATTGAATGCAAGGTTGTTTCCTGGTAAATCAGTGACAAGTGATGGTCTCATTAAGTATTTGACATCGATAGTTGTTGTATCAATGAAGAACATGTTGTGTTTGTCACCAGTTTGTGTGTATGGAATGTTTTGGTCTATGATGATAGGTACTTCGGTACCATCGAGTGATTCGTAGGATACTACTTTGTGTCCTAATCCGATGTCTAATTTGTCGTTGTATCTTCTGTAAGGTGCAACGATTGCTCTTAATTGTTTTGCTACGAAACTGTCTGTTACTATACAGTCTGGGTGTCCACCATGTTGGTTGATGATTACATTTAACATGTCATCAATTGCATCTTCTGTAATTGGGCCTGCTTCAGTTCCCCCTGCTTGAGCGGTGTTTACGCTGCTATCACCAGTTAATGGACAAACTGTTTTGAAGTCTTTGGCTGCAGCTGTTCCTGCTCCACCGAGTAATGTGTTGTCTATGATGTTGTTTACTTTCATGTATCCTCTTTCAATTTCTCTTTCGAGTACATCCATGTAATCGGTTCCCATTTCTGCCATTTTGGATACTTTTATTCCACTTACTACTGTTTTCATTCTGTCTGGTACTTCATCGTATGCTGTTGCACTGTATTCTGGTATGTCTTCTGATTCGTTGATGAATGCTGCAGTGTTTGTTGGTGTTTCTTTGTAGAATGCTACGTTTGCAGTGTTTACATCTGAGCATCGGCCTTTGCTTTCTAGGAATGTGAGGAATGGTGCGTATTGGAATGTTTTCCATGCAATATCTTCTCTGAATGTTATTCCCATACTTGCTGGTTGGTTTGCGGTTGTTTGTACAGCTTTGCTTAATGCGTTTCTTAATGCTTCGATTTCAGTATTCATATTAATCGTCCTCCAAATTTTATACAATATCCTTTAATTTTTTTTATTGATTGGCCATCATTTCGGCTAATTCTCTTGGGGTGTACCCTTTTTTCTCTGAAGGTGCTGGTTTTTGTGGTGATTGGTATCTGAATGATGGAGTGTTGTCTTCTGGTTTTACTCCTAAGATTTTAGAGAGTACACCTACAAGTTTTTTCTCGATTTCTTCTTCCTCTTCTTGTGGATCTTTTTTCTGTTGTTCGTCTTCTTCCTCTTCTTCTCCTGCTTTGGTTTCTTCTTCTTCACCGGTTGCAGGTTTTTCTTCTTTTAATGCTTCAATTTGTGCTTCGAGTGCAGCTATTCTTTCTTCTTGAGCATTGATTTTGGATTCGTATTCTTCTTTAAGTTCTCCTCTTATTGTTTCGAGAAACTCTTCTTGTTTTTCAGCGAATGCTGTGTTGATTAATTCAATTACATTTTCTTCGGTTATTATGGTTTCTTCAGCCATATTATCTCCTCCACTTTCTTCTGTTTCGGTTGAGGTTTCTTCTTCCTCTTCTTTTTCTTCTTCATCGTTGTTGTTTTGTTGTTTGGTTTTTCCATTAATGTCAATGAATTCTTTAAAGCTTTTGGCGATAGCAACTGTTCCCATTGTTGCTTGATCACATGGTATAGGTGTTAAGCTTACCTCGGTGAGTATCCATTCATCGATGAGGGAAGGATTTTCGTCATTACAAGTGGTTACTCCACTTATGCTGAGTCCTAATTTGACTCCTTGTTGAAGTAATGATTCAATTTCATCTCTTCTTTCATCGAGGATTCTTGCTTTAATAAGTACTCCTTCATCAACAAGTTCAGCTTCTACAATGGTACCGATAAGTCCTTCAAGGCCAGTATCATGGTCTAAGTGTAAATTATGATTAGTAGCATCAGTACAGATTTGTTCTAATGCTTGTCTTGTTACTGTGTCACCTACAAGGTCTTCAGTACCACTGTTAGCAATACCTGTGATGTAGAGTGTTTGTTCATCAACATTGCTGGAAATTTCTTTGTTAATTATTCGAAATTGCAAGTAATCACCAGCTAATCAAAAAATTAGTTCTATAACAATGGGGGGGGGTATGTCACATTCATTTTACTGGTTAGTACCAGGATTACGAGCACTAACCCATACACCAGTACAGTTAGGATGAGGAACCTCAATATTCAACGCTTCATCTATAGGAGTAGGATGCTCATTAAGTTCAGCACATTCAGGACATTTCTCCGTATCACACCCATAAAGAATCACAAACTCAACACCCTCACTCCGTAACGTCTCTAAAGTAGAAACATTTAAAGTACGAGCACTCTCCGTCCGAGCAATAACTTCAGCACGTTGCTCCGGACTCCAACCATTAATAGGTTGTAACTGCAACTCTTTCAAAGTGGTCTGACTAGGATGACGCCCCTCAGCATAATCCTGCACCAACTGCCGACGAATAGCAGTAATCTCATCCTGTGTCACGTTACGAATCAACTCATACCCATAATCACAGAGCCTGTTCATCGCCATCTTCTCAGTAGCAGTATACGGCACAAGATTGTCCTCCATATTGACCTTCCGTGCATATTCATAGATTTGTTCTATGACATCCACGCCACGCATAGCTCTTCTTTCAACTATCCGATTCCATTCATCAGAGATACCGCTTTCAAGGAAAAATTCTTGTAATCTTCCCCTTTGTTCAAAGAAGTACCTGCGAGCTTTAGGACTGTTAAGCCAATCAACTGTTAGGTTAACTGCTTCTTCAAATCCTCCAGTCATTAGATGTGATAATTCAAATTCCCACATTAACTGTTCATCTGGCATTATGCGTCTGTTCATCTGTAATACCCGCCCCATCCATTAGTTTTCAGTTTGTCCATTCCAAGTTCATTTCGTACTTCATCTCTTGTTTTCACGCCACAATTAATGTAAATCTGGTTAATGTTGGCGTCTAGTAGTCTGTCTGAAGTATCGATTGGATTGAAATGGAATCTTTCATTAAATCCGTAATGTTTCAGGTTGTTGTTGAAAGCTTCTTCTATGAAAACGGATTTTCCTTCAAAGGTTTTCTTCCAATCATGGTTTTGACTGTCACCACTACCACTGCCTAGGTTGGCAGTTTCAATGATACCCATCTTTTGTGGTGGGACTCCAAACGCTGATATGATAATGTCCCTTGCTAAGCGTATGAGGTCCATGTAGCTCATATCTTTGTTGCTTGCAGCTCCGTTTTGGAATGTTGCTCCTCGTATTGCTAGGAATCCTCCATCCTTGGCTTGTTCTTTCTGATAGTTTAATCGTTCAATTTCTGCATCAAAATTAGCGTCACTAACCTCTTTGTCGAAGGTTAGTATTGTGGATGGGTTGAGTCCATTGTTTTCAAGGAGGTTATTGTTGAATCGCATTGCATTTGTTAGTATTGCTAATGCACTGCCACAGCTGTCTATTACACTTACTCCGAAGTGGTCATCTTCTACTCGTGTGCTTGGTTCATATATGTGTACGAGTTCGTTGTCTTCGAATGTGATGTTTGGTTTTTCTCTGAGGCAGTAACAGTCATTCTGTGTGTTCCACATGATTTGTGAATTGTGGATGTATCTGTATCCGTTCACTACATCAAAATTAGGGTCTATTGAGGGTTCGAGGAAACAGTCGCCTAGTACTAGCATACTTTTCCATATGAGACTGTTAAGTCCACTCCATGTCATGTTGCTTCGATGTCCTTCTGGTTTCTGGAATAATCGTTCCAGGTATAGTTGTGTTTGAGGATTATCGTTTTCTTGTGTGTCACTGTCTATTGTGTATCCACAAGCTAAAGCTGTGTCTATGTATACTCTGCAACATCTTGCAACGTAGAAGTTGTTTAGTGCTTGTTCGTACACTTGGAGGTTTCTGTAGCTTGTGGTGGGTCTGGTGTGTCTGTTGTTGAATATTGCATATTTGGAGTGGTTGGTGTCTCGTATTGTTGGGAGAAGGTTACGGATTTTGTTTAGTATTCCCATTTGTGTTAAGCCTCCAATTATCTATAGTGTTTGTCAATGGTTTTCACGTCATCATATTATTTTTCTCAATTTGTTGGATGATGTGTAATGTCTATAAAGAAAGGGAATATACAATTCTTGTTCTATTCTCTCTTTTCTGTGTAAAATTAACCCAAAAACATTTTTGTTCTGGGTTGATTTTCTTTACACCCCAAATTCCTCCACCCGAAAAGGAGAAAAGATTAACAAAAAAAAGTATTATAATCTGACCACAGCACTACGAATAGCACGGCCAGTAATATCAGTCATAATAGGCGCTCTCATACTATCCACAAGGTGGTCATCCTTCTTAACAGGCTTATCCATACCCTTCTGACTCGCCTTCAAATCCCATTCATAACCCTGTACCTGCTTGATAGTTTCCTTACAAGACTCATGTATACGAAGACGATTCTCATGAAACAAACTCGACATCTTCTGAATACAATCCAAAGTATCAGGCTTAAAAGATTGAATATCCATAATAATCCTCCTATCCTGCTCAAGAGCAGCTTTCAAACTTTCAGCATCGTGACTCACATGAAACGTATTATAACGGTTAAAGTGATGAGCTTCCTGCAGTTCAAAAATATCATCAACACGCTGACTATCACTCTGAGTAAAACCCTCACGTTCAGCATTAAAATACTTCTCAAACAACACATCATAACAACGCAGACCGCACCGTTCCTGAATACCCACCACGGTATAACAAGTAGTAGTACTCACACCATAATCACTACCAATACCCACACGATAATAATCGTCCAAATTAATCTTACCACTAAAGATGTTATCATCAGTGAAACTATCAAAAATAGCACCCTGACCACTAACCCACTGATTAAGGATATTCCGTTTGTAGAAAACACTACCCTTAGAATACATTGCCTTAATGTTCTCAATCGTCTGACGAGAAAGGTTAATATTATCTTCCAAGAGGAAATTAAACACCTTGACAAAACCTTCATTACGCAGATCATCATTATTCACATAATCCGTGTAAATATAATTCTGAGGACTGCCAGGGTTACAAGTCACAAAGACCTTACTACCATCAAGACTACAACGGGAGAGTAACATCTGAAACCCACTCTTAGGAAGAACAGTTGCTTCATCTATCAGGGCACCACCACAAGTATAACCTCTTATCTTCTCATCTGCCCCTTCCTTATCAATACCAAACAGTGCAATAACCTTGTTCTTTAACCGAATCTCCTGGTTACTCTGATTATACGTGTAGGAAATGCCCTCAGTATTAAGCATCTGCAAGAATGGTGTAACAACATTACGCCTTAAACTGTTAATACTCTTACCAGCAATAGCAAAATTATGATGAGGACTGTTACTAATAAAATCAAGAAAACGAGCAAGAGCAGTGATAGTCTTACCAGACCTTACACTACCCACGGCAATATTAAGGAAGGAAGTGCTGTTGTAAAAAAAGTTAAGGGCAACATTACTGAAATCACCCCATTCAAATGTTGTGCTTACGGTCATCATTTTTGTTTAACTGACTCCTTTATCCGTTCATGGCTTCGAAGTAATGCTTTTGCCAGTCCGTTAAGTTCTTCATCTTCTTTATCCATTTGTTTATCGATGGTTTTGATGAGTTCTTCAGTGTCGAGGGTGTTCTTTAGGTGTTTGTTGCATAGGTCGAAGTATTCGTTTAGGTGTTTGTTTATTGTTTGTTGTTTTTTGATGGTTGCTGTTGTTACTGTGTCGACTTCTATTTTTTCGATGAGTTTCTTGTTGAATATAGCGTAGGCTTCAAGTATTTCCTCGTCTATCATGTTTCGTTTAGCGTTTTTTTTTATGATTTCGATTTTGCTTTCTAGTTGTATTTCATCGATGATTTTGGTTTCGTATTCCAGTTTGGCTTTTTTTCGTTCACTGTATTTGTATCGTTGTGCCCATTGGTATATAGTGTGGACTGGTACTCCGGTTTTTTGGCTTATTTCTTTGTAGGACCATGTGGGGTGTGTTATGCTCATTTGGAATATTTCGAATGATTTGTCTGGTTCGTGTGCTGATTTTGTCCAGTATTTTTTTTGCCATATTTTTTCTTCTGTCGTGTCTGATTCCTCCTTCTATTTTTCAGTGTGAATTTTGTGAGGTTCTTGTTATCTTTTTTTTTAGTATGCTATTACTCTTTTCATTATGAGTAGGTTACTCTTGGGGGATTTTAGGGGCGGATTGAATTTATTGGTCTTTGTATACTGTGTTGTACAGTTCTGGTCTTTTTGTATCATTAGGATTGGCTTTGTCTGTGATGTTACAGTTATATGCTATGTCTCCTACTGTTTTCACTGCATGAGCGTATTTCATCCTATCTTCATCACATTTGAGCTTGTTACTTTCACGAAATTCCTTGTGTTTTTCTTGTAGGAATTGGTGAACCAGTATTAATTCCTTGTTATACTCATTAGGCATCATATTCCTACTTTCCTTCTCTTTTTTTTGTTTCTTCTTTCCTACTGGTTTTATCTTTTTTTGTTGTTTCTTTTTTTGGTGGATTGACGAATAGTTTAACAACCTCTTTGATTGCAAGATCATTTAATCCGACTTGTGTCACCATTGTACCTTCTTTGATGGTTACAGTTACCCCATCTACTGCGAGAATACAATAATTTGTTAACACTTCCTCATTACAGGTTATTCTGCAGTTTGTGAGATTGTTCGTGTACTTTTTACCATCTTTTTCCACGGTTATTGTTTTATCAAATCTTTTCATCGTATTATGCCTCCAATTTTATTATTTTGCATCCTTCTTTTCCACTTTATATGTGTATCACTTGGCTGAGTAAACTGATGATGACTCCTGTGCCTACTAGCATGAGTATTTGTTTGTAGATTTCCATCCTGCGTTCCAGTTCTTTAATCTCTGTATTGTGCTTAGTAGCTACTTCTTTGAGACTGTCGATGCAGGGTAGTTTTTCTTCGACACTTTTTTGTCTTTGTGCTAGTTCTACAAGTTGTTTGTTTAGTTCGTTATTGCCTTCCTGGACTAGTTGCAGCATTTTTATCAGTTCTTTGTAGTTGTTTTTTTGTTCTTGTTCTAGTTGTTCTTGTCCTCGTCTAAGGTTGATTTCCAGTTGATCCAGCCGGTAGTCTAGGAATCTGTAGTCTTGTTTTGTTCCTTTATGAACTTGTTTGTTTTTCTCATTGCACATCATCCCCACCTGCTTGTATCTGGTTTTCTATTATTTCTGATTGTTTGTCTGTGAGTGTTTTGTTTCCTAGGAATCCGATTAATCCTGCTATAATAAGGTCTGGTGCAGTGGTGTTTCCTCGTATGATGCTTGCTAGTGCTAGGATTCCTAGCGTTATTATGATGATTTGTTGTGTTTTCACATCCAATTATTATTCCTCCAAAATGTTTGTGTTTATATTTCGTATTAGGAGTTGTGGGGAATCGAACCCTCATAATTATCAAAAGAAATGGTAATTGATATAACACCCATTTACCTCACCAATCCCATCTCCCCCTTTTTTATAATCAGGGAACTGGTTATTTTTGATTGAAAAAAAATGGAAGAGAGAATATGGTGGAGCTGTGTTTTTTCTACTCCATTATTATAATGAACTTATTCAAAAAAAAATAGGATGATGACCAACACAATAGGAGGGAGGGGGGAGTAATAGTACTCCAACAATAGCAGGAAGTTACTCTAATAAAACGTGTCCCCAAAAAGGTTGGCTAAAAAACAATATCATAATATCAATAAACATCAGGAAATAAATTTTATGCACATGAAAAACGCGTGCTGACAAGAAATTACCCCAAAAAAGAATATTCCTGCCACAATGAACAATTTTGTATTCTCAATAATCACATGAGGAAACCCCATGCTAATGCATATTCCGGTTCCCCCCCCCCCCATCATGAATGGAGCATCATCTATTTTTTCACGAAAAGAGAATATTATTTTGTAATACTCTAAAAAAAAATAATAGCAAGTTAGTTATAAACACAATTATGGCCAAATCAAATATACTCCCTGAACACACGAATACGTCTTCCAGGGAATATTAAATCTGGACAGAAAGGAGCTTCCATTACAAGACCACAATGAGTACAATATAATTCCTCAAGATGTTCATCATAACATTCAGTGTCGAGACGACGACAATTTGGACACATTGTGTGTATAGTTACACGAATTTTCTGTCCGGTTTCATCTTCAGTAATATATGAATCCATTGTTGATCATGCCTTTCATCATAAAAAATAAATTAAAATGAAAATTACATCTCCTTATATTAACTCATCGTTGATTGTAACAAACAGAATTAGTTTCTTTTTTGACTGTTCTGTCTTGTTTGTGTTTGTTACTCTGAAATCTGATTGAAAAAATAAATTAAAATGAAAAATGTGGTGGTGATGTTTATTTTTTTTGGGGGGGGTTATATTTATGTATCTGTGCATGTATTTTGTGTTTATAATCTGCTGTACTTTAATGCTAGTTCGACATCTTCTGGTTGGATTGTTTTTCTGTCAGCATGTCTTGCTAGGTCGTATGTTTCTTCTGCAAGTCTTACTGTGTATGCTTCGACTGCTTCAACAATTTTTTCTTCTGCTTCTTTGCTTATTCTTTCTGCACCTGCACTTTTAACTATTCTTATTACTGGTGCTTTTGGTAGTTCTGCCATTTTGTTTTCATCTCCATTTACATTATTATTATTCTATTAGTTTATTGTTGGTTTGTGTGAGAGTTGAACTCACATTAATTTTACTCAAAAAATAATGATACAATGTTTCATACTCTTGACTTTTGAATCCGTTCCATCCGATAGAATGAAATCCTCCCCACATGTCCCTCATATTATACGTTGAAACATCTAGTTTAGTGATTTAATACATGAAAAAAAACATTTATACCATAATGCGATAAGGAATACCCCAATACTACTCAATACTTTGAAGTACATGATGTGTAAGAGGGGGAGCATCATCTAATGCTGGATACGGACAGTACAAAAGATCAAAATGAAACATCATACAACATCATCATTATTTGTAGCAAAAAAAAATATCACCCTTTTCTTCTGATATAAACAAACCATCTCATCTCATCAAATACAATAGACTATACCCCCCCCTAACCTGTTCTAGTCAAGGTCAACAGTATCAAAATCCCACCCATGCTCAGACCACCAATCACGACACCGAACAGCTTCTTCCAATGTTCTCAAACCAGAATCAAAAGTAATAAACCTGTCCCCTATTTTCCTCCGTACCACATACCTGTTTTCAGGAGTCTTGAAAATATACTTGTACTTTTCCCTAGTCTCTCTTCGAATAACCAGTTCCTTAACCAAGTTTTCATCCCAACCAGTTCTTACTAGTTTGTCTCGCATCATCTCTGCTTCTTCAAGTGTTTTGAAGCATGCAAAGGATTTGCCTTGTTTTCTGATGTTGTAACTGTAACCATACTGGTTGGGTACTCGTATTATGTACTTGGATACTTTGGGTGATTTGATGGTGGGTTTTTTGTTCTTGTATTTTATGAGTTGCTTAGTTGTGAGGGGTAGTTCTGCTGTTATCTTGTTGTTGAGTTCTATTAGTTCTCTTAGGTTCTGGCTTTGTTTGATGTATATCTTCTGGTTAGTGTCACTGGGCTTGATTTGTAGTTGGTATGTGGTTTTCTTGCCGGATTTGATTTCTCTTATGTTTTCCGGTAATTCTTTGCTCTCATGTTGTTCCATGTATACCCTTTGATTAATTATTCTTCTAGTGATTCAACTGCTAGGAGTACATCTTCTTTTCTGATGGTTCTTCTCCCAGCATGTTTAGCAAATTTGTATGCAGTTTCAGCTATTGTTACTCCTGTATCTTCGAGGATACATGATAATTCTTCTGATGCATCTTTGCCGACACGGAAGTTGTTGCCTGTTTGTAGTAATCTTTTACATGCTTGTATTGGTATGTTTGGATTTGTCATGCTTTTTATTTCCTCCCAATTTTGATAATAATACTTTTATTCTGTTATTTTTTTTATTGTTCTTCCTCTCCCCAGTGTTTCAGATCATTGAGGATTTGATAGTACTCACTTTCAATGTCAAAAGAGTAACCAGTTACTATGATTGTGAGCATAATAGTCAGAATTGTGATGAATATTTGCACCTCATTATGAGGTATAATGTCTGTGAATACGAGGAGTAACTGGAATGATTGAATGATTGTCATTGATAGTTGTGTGAGGATTATTATGTATAATTTGCTTGCAGTGTTCACAGTCCTGTTCTCCTTTTTTCTTTGAGTATGATTAATTTTTCTATTTCTTCGTTTTTGTGGGCGTGTTGTCCTATGTTGGTTGTGCCTACTTTTCTGTATTTTCTTTTGTGTTTGTTATGCCATTGTCTGTCTCTTTCTCTTTTAGATTCTGTGGTGCATTTGGTGGAGCAGTATTTTTGTGCTGTGTGTGTTTTTTTGTATCGTTTTCCGCACCATTTGCATTTGCTTGTTTGGTTTATTCTTTTGTGTGCTTGTCTTATTTCTCTTTTTTTTCTTGCTTTTCTGGTGTTTATCATACTACTCCTCATCATGTTACTTTACTATATTATCATTATTCGTTTTAGTATTTGTCGAGTTGTTGCTGTAGCCATCTTGTGTATTCTGTTCCTTTCCGGTGGTTGTTTTGTTGGCTTAGTCGTGGTGTGTATTTGTGTTTGGATAGTTTGTGTTCTATTGTTATTGCTTCTTGTAGTGTGTTGTAGCATCCGTAGTAGTATGTGGTTCCGTTGGTTGTTTTTCGGATTACATATCCGTGTCTTGTTTTTTGTATGTGTTTGTGTTTCTTTGTTTGTAGTTGGTTGTGTTCTTTTGTGGGTTTGTTGTATATTTTCATAGATTGGAGTTGTGGGGAATCGAACCCCATACATTGTTTGTAAATTTTGTGGTGCTGG